TGTAATAATTCATATATAGTTCGTGGTTGTTGTAGCCTGTTAGTTTCTCTAATTCTAAGTCAGTAAGAGCTTCTTTAAATACCATTACACTTTTTACATTAGCATAAAAATCATCAGCACCTGTACCACCATCTAAGTTAAGTCTGTCTAACGACAAACTGCTAAAAGTAGTTGTGCTACTAAATACTTCTTGACCATCAACGTATAGGGATATATCTCCACTTTTATATCTAAAAGCTATCTTTGAATAATTTGTAATGTCAATCATTTGATAAAGCTGATTCAATATTGGAACATTGTTAGCTTCTATCAATACATTAATATTATCACTTGAGTTTCTGTATCTAATTAAAACCCTGTTATCAAAAGTTCCATCTGATAAAGCAATAGCTCTAAAAGTTAAATCATCTGCTAAAGCCTTTATTTCTGCATATAACACTCCCTCTGTAGAGCTTATTAAATCACTATTAGCTGCATTGTTTGCTGCATCTGCACTACGAGTAACTGCACTTCCTGAGGTGTGTATTAGAGATGTTGCATAGCTTCCCTCCTCAAGTTGTGCGCCATATATATACAGCCCATCACTACCATTACCTGCAAATTGTTCAACTCTTGCACTTGTCGCTGTAGTTACAATCCCTACTCTAATAGCAACTATTGATAAAGATGCGTTCCAAGAAATTTTACATCTATACCAATCATTACCGATATTTACAATAGAAGCAGTATAAACACCTGTACTACCAACAGCACCTGTATCTAAGTTAAAATTTGCAAAGGCTGACCCATCCTTAGCATCACTTAATTGTATTACAGAATATTCACCTTTTTTAGCAAAAATGCTAAAAGATAAATTACCTGAGTTTGTAGAACTTAATTTTATTGCTTGTCTGCCACTTGTTGTTCCTGCTATAAGTTTGTCTGAGTTTTGTATTCCTTCTGGAGATATAATACTGTCTGAACTAATACTTGCTTCACCATCTACAGTCCATTGACTAAAATCTTGACTGTAAGGAATTACGTTTGTTCTGCTTGGCTCAAGCAAGATACTCGGCTCTCCGTTTGTGTAATCTATTCTTGGTGTGTTTGTAGCTACTGTTTCTATAAGATAATCTTCGTTTACTCTTGTTCCTGTTGAGTTTCTGTCAAAGTCAAAGTCGGCATCTGTTACTTCTTTTACTGATATGTTATTTATTTCTACATAATTACTTGAACTATTAGCAGTATCTACAATACCTATGTACATAGTAGAAGCAGTTGGTGTAAAGGTTGTTGTTGTTATACCTGTTGCAGTTGATAAAGTTGTAACATTTGTGCCAAGAGTTACATTCGTAGCAATTCTTAAATTACCTGTTCCACCACTTGCATTATCTACATTAATATCTGCCGTTACAATATATTTTTTTGATGTATCTAAACTTAAACTTTGTGAAAGCCCATATGCTCCTGATGCATTTGCAGTTGCTCGTAAGTTGTTATTATTAATCGAAAGTGTCGTGTTAGCATAAGCAACACTCCACCCTGTTGTAGAACTTCCATCTCCATTTACTACAAGCTCTGAGCCTAAAGCATAAGCAGGTTTTATAGAATATAAGTAGTCCTCAGCATAAGCTGTAGGTGTGGTTATTATGGATGCTTTTTGTAGTAAACTCATTGTATATTCTCTAATAGTTGATTAGTCATTGTGTTGTTCTCGTATATCTGCACTCTTCTCCTAAGATCCGAAGTTA